CGAACTTTGCTCCCAATACTACAATTGTAATGTCTCCACGAGCATCAAGTTGTCTAATCTGATCCTTAATGTGTACATAATCATCATTAGAGGTTACAGAACCTAAGAAACCAATACGAAACTTACCTGTTGTGTTCGGTTTACAGATAAAACGGTCTAATGGATCGATACAATTCTTCAATACAGTCACATTTGGGTTAATCTCACTGTATTCTTGAGCTAGAAATGGTGTTGAAGCGATTACTCCATCAGCCATACGGATGATTTCTTCCATATTGTCGTTCCATTCCTTAACTAACTTACGTTGAACAGGGAGTTTAAGCTTGGCTATGTCGATTCCCTTGTACGTATCATCATTCTCGAAGATTACTTTCTTACCCATTGCCTTTAAAGACTTCGCCAATGTTACATATCCCTTCTCTTGAGGACGTTGCATCACAATGACATCTGCCTTCTTTGCAGCTTCTACAATAGGTTCTATCTTCGACTCTTTACCCATTACCAGGAAGTCTTTAACAACCATCTGATTACTGTAGACGCCTGGTAGATAACCTCTGTAGTAATAACAGAATGGGTACTGACCTGGGATGTAGAGTATCTTAGGCATCCTTCTTAGGAGTTAATGCTGCTAAAATGGCATCAAGCTTCTTATCCTGCTCATTAATTCTCTTCTCTAGAGCATCAACCTTAGTAGGAGCAATGGTTCTATCAGGGGCATTGTGGTCTATCTTCTGCATAGTAATAGCCTTAGCAGCCTCTTGCTTATCCTTTTCCCTCTTTACCATCTCATCCCACTTCGCTTGGTTAACTATCTGCCTATTTCTGATGATGTAACCCCCATCACTTTCATCGAGAAGCGTGATTATATTCCCAGATAAGTCCTTAACTACGGACTTACGGGACATATGCCCTGCTATATTTATATCTGACATATTTTATTGTTTAGATTATTTCCAATATTGGTGCCTCATGAATCTCATATTGGAGTGATCCTGAAGCACCAAACAATCTTCGAAAGACTAGACGCTTAGAAACCGTTCTTCGTAGAGTGAGAGCGGATCTTGATAGCGGCTCCGTCACGGTTTTGAACTGTACCGTAACAAAGGTCGATAGTTACCAAGTCACCCAAGTACTCATGGATGTAAGATTGCTGAACGCGAACTCCTTCTGAACCAACCATACCCTTCGCAGACTTAACAGGCATAGAGAGACGTGCCCAATGGATCGCATCTTTGTGAGCCAAGAGGTTAAGACGTGCACTGTTGTCGCCTACTGCGCCAGCGCCCAATGGAACTGCTGGGGAAACGATAACAGGGATTGAGTAAAGTGCTCGAGTAGGAGCCTTAGCACGTGGCAATTCTGTTGAAGTGTTCTGCCAAAGTGTAAGCTTGTCGATCGAACCGATTTGACGATAGAAGGTGTTTGGATGGAATACCCATGCAACATCTCCTGTGTAGATACCTGGTACGCCTGATGTCTCAAGACCAGCGATAGCTGTGAGGAGAGATGAATCAACGACGTCTGCTGTAGCTGAACCGAGGACGTTTGAGAATGAAGTGAACAATGCTGCAATGTCGTCTTCAAGGTCTGCTGCAACTTCCCAAGCACCACCCTTCGCAATCTTGTCCTGAATGTAGTAACTCTTTTTGACTTGAGCCAATTCACGGTCTTCGATAACGAATGATGCTTCTTTCCATGTCGATACGTTCAAAGTTACCTTTGTGTAAAGAGGTGAAGAAAGTGTGATTTGTGCGTTAACTGTCTTTGTGTTTGTTGAAAGAGCAGAAAGGTTTGGTGTGTAAATAATAGCACCGCCATCTGCCAATTCATCACTGCGATCAATGAAGAAAGCAGCAAGTGTGAGGTTGTAGCGGAAGTAATCGTTGATCTTTTCACCCCAAGTCAATGGAATGTCTACATCAAGGTCTCCTCCGTTTCCACCTGTAAATCCGTTTGTTCCAAGAGCCATTTGTTAAGTTAGTCTATTATATTAATTTTTAGACTAATAAATTATCGTGTCATCTGTTGTTTCCAGAGCGCTTTATGTTCAGCATCAGTCAGTCCAGAAGAGTTTAAATCCTTTTCCTTTCTAACTGTTGAAGATCCACGTGACGCACCGAGCTTAGCCTTTTGAGCTTTTGCATCGGATTCTTTCTTAGCCTTGAATGAACTGAATAGTTCGTCTTTCTGAGCCTCTATAATCGAAGTTTCATTGACCTTAGCCAACTTCCTCAAGTATGAGATCTCATCTTCCGACATACCCTGAGCTCTCAGGACTGTTATTTCAATCTGTTCACCAGATAAAACGTTGTTAATAGGTTTAGCTGCCTTAGTTCCAGAATCACCTTCGAGGGCTTTTCTAAGATCTGATTCAGCCTTTTTCGCTCTTGCTTCCATTTGACGAAACTGATTCTCAGTAAACGTACGTTCGGCAGCTTGAGCTGGAGTTTCAACTGTCTCCTCTGCAGTAGTCTCTTCAACCACTTCTGGTTCAGGATTCATGCCTTCCTGTGGCGTATTGTCTTGTTCAGACATTGTTGTTTGTCGGTTCATGCCTCACGACTGGCGTTAAGGGTTCATGCGTTGCCCTTGCGCTGTTAATGAGTGCATTATAAACCTGTCAAGGTTGGTCGTCCTATCTCGAATAGTTGATCTGCTTCCTTTGACGCTTCAGAACCTTCTCTGCGAACTCGATAATGTTATCAGGGAAGATGCCACCATATTGTCTTAAAAGGCGTGCACGTTCCTCAGGATCATTTAAATTACCTTGACGTATCTGTCTTTTCGGTTGGTTCTTGTTTGATTCCATAAAGTGTGTGTAGTTCGTTAAAAGCGCTATCGATCAACATCTTAGCATCAGCTATATGCGATACATCCTTACGTTCGAACATGAGTCTTACTCCTTCGTCTGCAATGAAATTAGTAAGGAAGTCCTGTACAGCTTCTCGTGTACCTACATCACCCTGAAATCTTCTGAGTATATCCATATTATATATATCTTACCGTTAATTTAGGTCTTCGTGAAGCAGTTACACCTTGTCTTGAATCAAATTGTACACCATCTCCCGTTGCACTACTCATCTGTTCAATCATCCAACCAAAGTTACTAGCTGGAGTAGTAACCCAATCCTGAACAGTCGAAACGCGCATATTGTTTCGAACATTTCCTGTTAGAGTGTCCAGGTTTATTCCATTTTGTGCATCAGTGTCAATTGATGCATCTGTATCATCATTATCAATACCACCAGATAATGAGTTATAAGTACTCGATTCATTCCAATCAACAAGCATCCTATGGAACTTAAATCCTTGGCCTTCAGTACTAATATACAAATCAAGTCGTGCACCTACAACTGTAGCCGTAGTTGGGATAGACGATAAATCAAACTTAAGCAATCCTTTGCGTTGATCACTTTCAACACCTATAGCCGTATCAACAACAAAAGTTGCATTAGTTCCATACACTGTTGTTGGATTAGTATCCCAAATATATGTGTCTAAAGTTCCTGCATATCCAGCATCTGGAAGTACTCCATCTTGGAATGATGCCGTTGTTGGAATGTCACTAACACGAGTGTATTTAAAGAGTGGATATTGAGTTGCTGTTGAACCTTCGGTTGAAATATATTCTGAACATGAATATAAGTCACGTCCATCAGGTGAGAAACAGATACCTTCGCCTTGTGGTTCAGCGTTAGGATGTGATGTTTTAAGAGCTGGTAATGTACCTCCACCGACGTATGCAGGAACGTCCACTAGTGACTGCTGAAGTGCCTGAATAACCGTCTGTGTAGCCGTATCTCGCGGGAAGTAATAAATGTTGGAATAGTTCTTTACCAGAATCTCTTTACCGTTTGGAGAGATACAAGCACTAACGGCGAAACAAGGAGTTGTTGTGAGTGCCACTGTTCTTGATTCTGGTAATGCAGTCATATCACCCTCATAGGTGAGTGTTTGAGTTCCTGTATAACTCGTAGCGTGTGGAAGTGAGTATACTTTCTGTGGAGTGGCATCACGTTTCAATATGAGATACAGTTTGCCATCAATAGGGTCAACAAAAGATGCTTCACAGTCACGAAGTGTTGGTGCTCCACCACCTCCAGGAAATGCGCAGTTGATTTCAATGAAGTTTGTCGTTGCAATATCACTTCCCGTAATCGTAGGTTCAACAATTCTGAAGATTCGCATATCTATACCTGCACCTCTTGAATCAGCCGAGTTTGGATTGTTACCAAAGTCCATACCGTAGAGATAGTTAACGCCATCTACAGTTCCACTCGTTATATCTTCCAAATCAACCATCGCCGTCTGACCTGTGAGAGTAAGAACAAACTTAGTTGCAGGGTTTGAGGCTGAAACACCTCCAATCATATTGGCTGGAGAATCAGATTCAATCCACAACCAACTAGAATTGGCTGCTAATCGAGGAGTTGCTATACCAGACAGTTCTTGCCAGTTAGCAGAGTTATCAAAGTTACCTACAGCTACTCCATCACTCCAATGAGGAACTAGAACTCCTGATATGGCTGCAGCCGCGCTTTGTGAAGATAGTCCAGATGTACCAGCTTTTGCATTCAGCGCAGCTTGTATTGAAAGCCCTGTAGTTCCTGCATAAATATTTAAAGCATCTTGAACCAAAAGACCAGATGTATTAGCAAGAATATTCGCAGCATCTTGTCGAGAGCGTCCTGTTGTTCCCGCTAATCTATTTAGATCATCTTGTACTGACATTTATTTAAAATAAATTAACACAGTCTTGAACAGACCTACCCGTTGTACCAGCAAGAATGTTGGCACAATCTTGAATGGAGCGTCCTGTGGTACCTGCCGTAATATTGAAACTATCCTGTAAAGAACGCCCCGTAGTGCCATTAATAACATTCAACGCTGCCTGCTTACTCAGGCCTGTTGTACCAGCTAACAGGTTTAACTTCTCTTGAATTGTTAATCCTACAGTTATTGCCATTGCTTTAAGCGGTTAATGGTAATGCGGGTGCTGCTGGAGCTGCTGATTCAACTGGAGATGGTTGAACAACTGGTGAGGTACCTGTCGGAGAAGGTTTAAGATCTGCTGCAGACATAGAAGTACCTGTAAGATTAATGATTGAACCGTATACTTTGCGTAGGAATGGATTCTCCATAGCAGCATACTGACCAGTCTGAGGATTGAATGTAGCTGTAATATCGCGTCCAATCTGAGCCAGAGACTGCAAGAGTGCGTACTTGTTCTTGAGTTCACCAGTGATATTTGCTGTGATCTTGCCTTTAATATCCAAAAAGTCTTCTGGAATCTGAATCTCACGCTTATTAGCATTCTTCTCGAGTGACTTATCTACTGAAGCATCGATAGAGTCCATTTGATATGGAGATGGAATACCTTCTCCTTCTAAAAGTTCCTTCTTAACAAGTTTATTACCTTCGCGAATCTTAATTGCCTCATCAATAATCTTGAGTTCCTCTTCTGAGTATTCAGATACGAGATAGTGAGGCTTCATAATACGTCTCTTTAGTTCTGGGAAGATCCAATCATTGAGGATCTCATTGAGGAAGATGCCCCATACTTCACGTTGGTATTCGAAAGGAGAGTTAGCCACCTGGTTAAGGAGGGCAGTCTGAGAGTAGGGTGTTCCTGCTGTAGGTGCTTCACCTGTATTAGCATTGTATGTTGATGATTCCCTATCATATTGAGTATTCCAAAGGTCTACGATATTGGCTATCTCAGGCATCTTTGATGGACCTAAGTTAAGAGCTGTCATCGTTGCATTAGGTTCAAGCTCAAAGATATGTCCATTGTTGACTCCAGTAATAGCATTACCAGATACCTTCTTAGATGTGGTATTGAGTATTACCTTTGTTGTAAGGTCTGTAGCAGTCTTAGCAGAGATAATTGCATCGTTAGTCCATGTCTGCGATTCAAATCCAGCTTCAACGATTCCACGTCCAAGGCCACGTCCAGGAATCTTATCCCATGGAAGATACTTATATCGTGACTTCTTCTCATACTCACAACTTAGGAGTACTTTCTTATCACCAAAGCAGGCGATGTAGAAGCACATGCGCTTATATGTATTCTGATCCTTCTTAGTAGACTTATACTTCTCTGTATAGCATTCCTTGTAGAGTGAATCAGGCATTTCACCACTAATCTCTTTGATCTCAATGCGGCCTGGCTTCCCTTTGTTCTGTTTAGCAAACTCTTCAAGAGCTTCATCGACGTTCTCCCATACATCACTCTTAGTAGCTAATTCTGAAGGTTGAAGATAGTGTGTCTCGATGATTACATTATCAATGATAGTAGCAGGATCAACGTCTACG